GGTAAAGCGTGAGTTGATGCGACCCTTATAAGTGATGGGTCTGTTGATGTGGAAAGTAATTCTACTGGTGCCGAAGTTCCTAGTGGTAGTTGAACTGCTCCGTCTCCTGATTTTTGTAACCAAGGTAGACCGCCAGTAAAGTAGTCGTGTCTTTTTCCACGTTTTTTAAGTACGTAGTCTGATGAGAGATCGGGTCCATCTCCAGTATTTTCTGTTATTGAATCTATTAGGTTTTCGTCACGAAACCATTCGTTATAGATTTTGTTGTATGCTCTTAATGGGAATGTATTTATTTCTGTAGTTGCATCTAGTGGAACGTCTGTTGGTAGTCCCATGTAATCGAAGATTGTTCCGACTGAGAATGTGTCGGGTGTTCCACTTTGATCTAAAATTGGTGTTTCAAAGTCTGTTGAATCACCCGGATTGTCTTGTGCTCCGTGGAATTTTTCCCAGTTATCCCATAATAGTCTAATGGGTACTGCGAAGAAGAATGTGTCTAGAGTCATATTATCCATAACTGGTGTAAGTGGTGTAGCTAGTCTTGCGAAGACTGCCAGGTTAACGTTAAAAGTATCTCCTGGTAGAACTTCTTGAACAAGTATCGGATTTAGGTATGCCGAATCCATTGTTGTTTTGTAGCCATGTGAGAGATTGAATTGTGATCTCGGTATATTTACCGAAGGATTTTTTTGATACGAGTGTTGCATTACTGATTTCATAAGTTCCTTTTTATGATGCCCCCGAAGGGGCGTTGGTTTATAAGTCTTTTAATTCGTCCTGTCTGTTTTTTTCTAGGTCTAGTATTTGCTGAATAGAACCGATCTTAAATTCGGATTCATTCATTTGATATTGTCCAGTATTATCATCGAAGCTTCCGATGTGATAAAGGATGTAGTCATTTGGTGAAGTGTGAAGTATTGATTCTGCATTATTAGCAGTAGCAAGAGTTGCTCTTGTTGCTTCACCGATTGTTCTCATTAAGAAGGGCGGTAAGTAGATTTCTGCGACTGTGTCTTTCATTGTGAATACCATTTTTTTCATTTGATTTCTCCATGTTGTGAAGGGCTTTAATTAGTCCTTCGTGAATTTGTTTTGTGGTTACATGGATATCTAGTTCTTTAAAGTCTGTCAATTTAAATTTGGGTTTGGTCTTCATAGCCCCTCTTAAGGTTAGATGTTTGTCTGAGTTTGTTTCTGTTACGAACGGCTAAGCGTTCTTCTGTTGTGTGCTCTTTAGATTTTTTTGCATGTTCTTTGCGTTTTTCCTTGATTTGTTCCATTTCTTCAGGGTGAGCGATTTCGTATTGTTTGTCATAATATTTTGGTGGTTTCATTTCTTGCCCACGCATAATTAGTTTGTCTTCGTAGTACCAGTCTCCGTTGAATTTTTCGTACCATCTTTTTCCGATGGCGGGATTTCGGGACATGGTGGTGTATTCAGGTATTCGCTCAATAAGTATTTCACCAGTTTGATAGTCAAGTTCATTATAGTAGGTGGTAGCAGCTTCCCCAGTAATTTTTTTAGTAATATAGCGGGCAACGTAAGCTGCTGTTTCGAAGTTGGCTTCGCCAATACAGCAATGGCCAAGGCTTGCTTTAGTTTTCGGGTTAGTCCAGAGACTAGAGAGCGTTTCTGAGGTGTAGTATTTTTCATTGTTGTGTTCCTTCCATAGTAGTTTGTCGTCGAAGTCTATGTTGAATAGTATAGCATGGTGATGAGGTCTTTGTTTTTGGGAGCCATATTCGCCGCAGTGGAAGTATGATATACGGTGTTTTTCATGAAATTCTTTCCATTCATCTTCTTGAGTTTCTTTATCGAAGGGATTTGGTGGTACGAATTTTTTTCGTAACCTTTTCATGAATAGTTGAAAGTCACGTTTTACAAGTGACTTATTTTTGTCTAAGTGTTCTTGGTTAAAGGTTAGCGTAATGAAACAATTTTTTTCATGTAATTTAGTTTCGTGTACGCACCTTACAGCCCATTGGCGAGACCGTTCTAGTCTGCATCCAATGCACTGTCCGCAAGGTACTTTGATAGGCGTCCATTTCTTCCGTGAATGTCCTTTCTTACCAAAGGAAAGGTAAGTCTTTCCGTTGGGTTTTTTGTGTTTTGATTGATGTGCGTTTAGAGGACTGTAGCAGGGCATTATAGTCTGTAGCCTCCACGCATCGAGTTTGTGTTGATGTTTTTGATGTGAGTTTTCGAAGCTGTTTTAGAAAAGAGCTTCTTTGATGATTTTTTTGATAGTGATTTTTTTCTGACACGTGCCATTTTAGTTTCCTTTTTTTGATGTTTGAGCCTTTTGTTTTAGATTTTTTAGGCTTTTATGTATTTTAGAGTATTTGGAGGCACTTTGCAAGTAATTGGTGTCAGTGGGAACAGTTACATCAAGTATGAACTGTTCTGAAGCGGCTAGCCGCTGGGCATTGAAAGCATGGCTTTCTGCTGCCTTGTGCAGGTGGCAGGGTAGAGGGTATAGAAAAGCCCCTCATTTGAGGGGCTAGTTTCTTGATGTGAGCACTTTTAGGCTATTTAGGAGGTATAGCCTCAGGCTCAGGGGATTTTGAGGCAGGTGGAGCCGATTTGGGCTCCTCTGTGATGATTGGTTGTGGTTTTTCGATTAAGCCGAGTCTAATAGCTTCGTCTTTGTTTTTTGAATCGTTTAGAAATTCTATAAGATTTTCTGGTTTATTGCCAAAATATGCTCTGATTTTTGATGGCATTTTGGCAAAGTTTTGATTTGCGATGATTTGAAGATTAAGAGCTTCTTGATAAGTCATTACTTCTGAAATGTCATCGAACATAGGTTGGTTTTGCATGATGTGAGAGACAATACCAGTTGAATTGTATTTTTTCATGATATTAACGATGTTTACTTCATCTTTAAATTCTTGTTGAGTTCTGGATTTCTCTTCTTTGATTACGGGCATGCCGATCTGGTAAGATCCGTTAGCCCTTTTAGTGATTTTTGAGTTAGGGTATTTCGCTTGTAGTTGTTTTAATTTGCTCATTTTTTATATCCTTGTGCTGAGTATTTTACGGTACGGAATTTGTTTCCTTTTTTCTTCTGAATAGTTTTTTTAACATCGGGTTTTCCGAGTCTTTGCATTTTTTTGTCTAATTCAGTTGGTTTGTTGTAGTAGTCATTGAATCTTTTAGTTTGATTCTTTTTGAAGTTTCTGGCTGATGATGACATTTGTCCTAATGTATTCCATATATCGCCCATTACTTCTTTCTTCTCGTTGTCTGCTTTTATGCCTTTTGCTGTTGCTTTTGCAGCTTTAGCTTGGGCTTTAGTTAATGATATTTCAGAGCCAAGTTTTTCTTTTGCCATGATAGCTTGGGCTGTAGCTGAGAAGGCTTGATTAGCACCTTCCATTACATTTCCTTGTGGTGCTGCTGATGATGTGGGTGCGGAGGCTGCCGAGCCTCCCGCTGCTAGAACTCGGTTGAGTCCAGCTTTTTCTAGGTCTTGAACGCCTCTTTGATAGGCAGTGTTAGACATTTGAGTATTGTATGCTTGCGATTGTCGTCTTTCATTTCTTGCCGCAGAGTTGGCAGAGTTTTGACCGAAGGCAGAGGCTACGCCTCCGATTATGCCTCCGCCTAGTGCTCCGCCTCCTGCTGATGAAAGGAAGTCAAATAGTCCCATTAGAACCTCCCTAGGTTGGCAGGTATTGAATAAACAGGCATTGGTCTAGCTGCTTTTATAGTAAAGTATGAGTCGAATAGTATTTCTGGTGCTGTTGCGTCCGCAACGACCCTTCCGATTGGTGGGTTTTCTTCTATGAAGGTTTGGTTTAATACTGGAAGTGATGTAAATTCCTGTGACAAGTGCCATGAATCTAATGATGTGGCATATGTTGATCTGAATTGTCCAGTGATAATTGAGTTTTTATGTCTGTATTCTGCGTATCTTTCATTGTACGAGAATACTGCATTGTCTTCTGTTGGATTTGCTGCTCCTTGGAAGTAGATTTCAGAATTGAGAACTTCCTGCTCGCCTAAATTGGCTAAAGACGGAAGGTAGTATTGAAATCTTGATCTACGAGTCCACATTTTATCGAGACCCTGCTGGTATGTGAGGTCGGCTTTTATATTAGCAAGTCCGATAATTACGCAGTGCTCAGTTGCTGAGTATGTGAAAGCGTGATTGTTACTTGAGCTTGTACCGTAAGCTGCAAGGTTTCCTTGTGGTGTTGTTGCGTCCGTTGACGATGTTTGAGGAACAGGTGTTATATTGATTGGTGAGCTTCCGCCCCCAAGATATTCCGAACGTTGAACGCGGAAATCCGGTGATGTTACGCCGAAGTGGCTTTTTAACTGCTCTACGTAGCGAGTTCCGCCTTTTGCGTCTTTTTCGTAGATTGATTGGATTTGAATTGCTTCTCTAAATTGATTTATTGTAGCTGCTGTTGCTGCTGATAGATTAGCGTATAGTGTGCCGTTCGGGTCTAGTACCATGTCGGTTCCAGTACCTGCGAAGGCTAAGTTACCTGTTGTTGCTTCCCCTTGAAGTCCAGTTGTTCCTCCGGGTAAAGCGTGAGTTGATGCGACCCTTATAAGTGATGGGTCTGTTGATGTGGAAAGTAATTCTACTGGTGCCGAAGTTCCTAGTGGTAGTTGAACTGCT